TAGAGAGTATGAAAACAAGATTGTAAAGGTTATTGTTCGTAAGAAATCTGATACTAAAAAGTTTGAAAGGTTCATTGATAAACTGTATGCTTCCAATATTGCAGACCTGAAGGTTGTTGAAAACTTTACTATTCAAGAGTCTGAAGAGTTTGAAGCATTTGAGTCAGAAGATACTCTTTCCATATTGAATAGATATATTCAGGAGGCAGAAGTAGATCTTGATAAGTCTATCATTCAGAAAATGATAAACGATGTATATCAAGAGGCATGTGAACTAATCTAGAATGTTTATCTTAACTATCAATGGCAGAGAAACCGAAGGAGCGTATTCGGTAAAAGATGAAAACGGAGAACAAATTCTTTATTTGTTTCAAGAAGAAGATGATGCCATGAGATATGCTATGATGCTAGAAGAAGATGACTATCCAGAAATGCATGTGATAGAAATTGAAGATAGTGTGATGCTGCAGACCTGCGAACTGCATGGTTATCAATACACACTTATTACCCCCGATGATATTGTAATTCCTCCAACTATTGAGCATGATTTTATTTAAAACTGTACGATGGAAAAACTTTCTTTCTACTGGCAATCAGTTCACTGAAGTCAACTTCACTGAAAACTCCACAAATTTAATCATCGGTTCTAATGGTGCAGGTAAGAGCACAGTCCTGGATGCTCTGACTTTCTCCTTGTTTGGAAAAGCATTTCGTAAGATCAACAAACCTCAACTTCTTAACTCTGTCAACGAAAAGGACTGCAGAGTTGAAGTTGAGTTTTCTATTGGAAGCACAGAGTGGAAAATTGTTCGGGGTATCAAACCTGCGGTATTTGAAATCTGGCGTGATGATACTTCTCTAGACCAATCTGCTTCAGCAGTAGACCAGCAGAAGTGGTTGGAACAAAATGTTCTGAAGATGAACTATAAGTCATTCACTCAGATTGTTATTCTGGGTAGCAGCACCTTTGTTCCCTTCATGCAACTGTCTGCTTCTAACCGCCGTGATGTCATTGAAGACCTTCTTGATATTCGTATTTTCTCTACAATGAATACGGTTATTAAAGAAAAGATTCGTTCTATCAGGGAAGAAGTAAAAGTCCTTGAACTGAAGAAAGAATCTCTCATTGATAAAGTTGAAATGCAAAAAAACTTTATTGATGAATTGGAATCAAAGAGTCAGGAGAATATTAGTTACAAAGAACATAAGATCAATTCTATTCTCACAGAAGAAAATGACCACATGGGTGCCAATGAAAAGTTAGAAAAAGAACTTCAACAACTCAACCAAGACCTTGAAAAGTATGCTGGTGCAACGGAAAAACTTCGTACACTTGGTAACCTAAAGGGTAAGATTTCTAACAAAGTATCAACCATTACTAAGGAACATAAATTTTTCACACAAAATACGGTCTGTCCCACCTGTACACAGTCTATTGAAGAAGACTTTAGAATAAATAAGATTAAGGACGCTCAAGATAAAGCAAAGGAGTTGCAATCTGGTTATCAAGAACTGGAAGAAGCAATTAATAAGGAAGAAGAGCGAGAGCGTCAATTTTTATTCTTTAGTAAGGAGATCACTTCTCTAACGCATGGCATTTCTAAGAACAATACTAAGATCGCTGGATGTCAACGACAAATCAGAGATCTGGAATCGGAAATTCAAAGAATTACCGAACAACTTGCAAATAGAAATATTGAACATGAAAAGTTAGCTTCCTTTAACGAAAACCTAAAAACTACATACGACGAACTAGCACAACGTAAGGACAAAATTGACTATTACGATTTTACGTATAGTCTCCTTAAAGACGGTGGAGTCAAAACAAAAATCATCAAGAAGTATCTACCGCTGATAAATCAGCAAGTTAACCGTTATCTACAGATGATGGACTTCTACATCAACTTTACTCTTGATGAAGAGTTTAACGAAACCGTCCAGTCCCCTATCCATGAGGACTTTTCTTATGCTTCTTTCAGCGAGGGAGAGAAGATGAGAATCGACTTAGCACTCTTGTTTACTTGGAGAGAAGTGGCAAGAATGAAAAACTCTGTCAATACAAACCTTCTCATTATGGACGAAGTATTTGACAGTTCTCTTGATGGGTTTGGGACAGAAGAGTTTCTGAAGATCATTCGCTTTGTTATCAAGGATGCGAATGTATTTGTTATCTCTCACAAGACAGGTATGGATGATAGGTTTGATAACGTCATTAAGTTTGAAAAGATAAAAGGTTTCAGTAGAATTGTTTCATGATTATCAGTGAACTTTTAGATACTCTTTACTCAAATGTATCTCCATATAATGAGTATGATTTTTGGTATGTTGACAAAGGATATCCTCATACCAATATAAAAAAGGAACTACTAACAGCATTATTCAAAACTGTAGAACCATCTTATATACTTGAGTGTGGTAGTATGTGTGGTGGTTCTGCTATCATCATGGCAGAGACCTTACAAGAATGTGATATTGACTCTGAGATAGTTTGTGTTGATCCCTTCACTGGTGATGTCAACATGTGGGACTGGGAGAAGAATGACAGTGAAAATAACAACTGGAGGTTCTTGAGACTAGAGAATGGAATGCCAACTATCTACAAAAGGTTTTTGGCAAACTGTAAGATATCTGGTTTTGAGAGTAAGATACTTCCAGTCCCAGTTACAACATCGGTTGGTACAAAACTCATCCGTAGACTTCATGACCAGAATAGAATAAGTTCTCTTCCGAACTATATCTACTTGGACTCTGCTCATGAACCAGACGAAACTCTTCTTGAACTTAAGATGTGTTGGGACTTGTTAGAACCTGGTGGTATTTTGTTTGGTGATGACTGGAACTGGGAGTCAGTTAGAAACGATGTGTTAAGATTCTCTGAACTCATCAAAGACTCATCCAATAATGATAGACTGAATAGTATTGTCCTTGAGGATTCTTTGCCTATTAATGGTAATATATTGTTCTACGAAAACCAATGGGTTCTATTCAAATGAATACTCCAAACTGGAAGCACCACTCAAAGAAAGAAAAGAAACGAAAACTTAAACCACAAGCAATGAGGGCTAGGCGTGAAGCACTGCGCCACTTCAAAAAGCGTCATATGGGTCGTCCGAAGGGCGACCTTTCGTTTTATCATAGTTCCATACGAAACGAAGTCCATGAGCATCCGCCGCGAAATCAAGTCTCAACTTGCCAAACTGCTTGCTACTGAAGACCTGGTGGTGGAGCATAAGCATGTTGAAACAGCACAGTTCAATGTTCAAACCCGTGTCCTGACTCTTCCTATTTGGGATAAGGCAAGTGGACAGGTGTACGACATGCTTGTGGGTCATGAAGTTGGTCATGCTCTCTTCACTCCCAATGAAGATCCTCCAGCAAATGTCCCTCATCAACTCATCAACATCGTTGAAGATGTTCGTATTGAGAAGATGATGAAGCGTAAGTATCCTGGTCTCTCTAAGACTTTCTATCGTGGATACAAGGAGTTGTCAGATGAAGACTTCTTCTGCCTTGAGAATGAAGATGTTTCTGAGATGAATCTTGCAGACCGTGTCAATCTGCATTTCAAGATTGGTAACTTCATTGATGTTGGTTTTGCACAAAAAGAAACTGATGTTGTCAAACTGATTGCCAACACAGAGACTTTTGAAGATGTTATTGTTGCAGCAGAAGAACTGCACAAACTGTGTAAGTCTGAGAAAGAGATGGAGAAGGTTGCTGATATTCAAGAGTCTCAATCTGGTGGTCAACAAACTGATAGTAAGTCTGAAAAGAGTGACAAAGTTCAACCTCAGATTGTTGATGGTCAAGGTTCTTCTGGTGAGCAAGAAGAAGATAGCGATGCAGACTGGGATGCACCAACTTCTGGCAGTGGAAGTGATAGCAAAGATGATGAAGATATTGAAGTAAAAACTGCAGATGCACTTGATGACAAACTGCGCGATCTTATCAGTGAATCTGCTTTGGATAGTATTTACGTTGAACTTCCTGAAGTAAATCTTGATACTGTTCTCATCACGAATGAAAAAGTGCATAAAGAAACTAACTTGTTCTTTGAGCATCAACAGAAACGTTTTGATCAGATGCATTCTGTGAGTTCAAACATGTATGAAAAGGTAGACTCAGAGTATGTTGAGTTCAAACGTTCTGCTCAGAAGGAAGTCAACTATCTTGTGAAGGAGTTTGAATGTAAGAAGGCAGCAGACTCTTATGCCCGTGCCACTACCTCCCGCACTGGTGTTCTTGACTGCACTAAACTTCATACCTACAGGTACAATGAAGACATGTTCAAGAAAGTGACTACACTTTCTGATGGCAAAAACCATGGTCTTGTATTTGTTCTTGACTGGAGTGGATCTATGTCAAAGGTCTTGAAAGATACAGTCAAGCAACTTTATAACCTCATTTGGTTCTGTAAAAAAGTTTCTATTCCTTTTGAGGTGTATGCCTTTACTTGTGAGTGGCATCGGGATTGCTATGACTATGAACTAGGAAAGTATATTTCTGTTGATCCAGCAAACCATTATGAGCGTAAGGATGGTATCCTTCACGTTAGTGAGCATTTCTCTCTGATGAATATCTTGAGTAGCAAGACTTCCGTGAAAGAACTGGAAAGTCACATGGTCAATATGTGGCGTATTGCTCATTACTTTTCTTCTGGATATGGTTGTGGTTATGATATTCCTAACCGTCTCAGTTTGTCTGGTACTCCTTTGAACGAGTCTATTGTTGCTCTGCATCGTGTTATTCCAGAGTTTCAGAAGCAAAACAAAGTGCAAAAAGTTCAGTGTATTATCTTGACGGATGGTGAGGCACCTCATCTTCTTCGTCACGTAGCAATTGACACTCTTGATGGTCTTGGGCAGAAGAAGTCTTATATTGGCACTCGTCGTCTTTCTGCTGGTAACACTTTTATTCGTGACCGTAAACTGGGAAGAACTTACAGGGTTGGATATAGCCATACTGATTTTGCTGGCAATATGTTGAGGAACCTCAAGGATAACTTCCCCTATGTAAACTTGATTGGTATCCGTGTTCTTCCCTCTCGCGAAGCCAACTACTTCATGAAACAGTATTGCTCTGGAAAAGAACTTGAACAACTTCAAAGGGAATGGAAGAAGCAGAAAAGTTTCTGTATCAAGAACTCTGGATATGATGCATACTTTGGGTTGTCTTCTTCCACATTGTCGCAAGACAGTGAGTTTGAAGTGAAGGTTGATGCGACCAAGACTCAAATTAAGAGTGCATTCATGAAGTCTCTCAAAACTAAGAAACTAAATAAGAAAGTTCTTGGAGAGTTTGTGGAGCTGATTGCATGACTGAATACAAAGACAACTGGAGAGAAATTGCCAAAGCATCTGAAAAAGATCCTAAGGTAATTGATATTCTTGAGAATGGTCCTAGGTCTCTCACTCAATCGTGGTTGCTCCAAGCGATGAGATACAAATATGGACGGTCTAACAACTGACACAAGGGGGGTTTGAGACCCCCCTTTTTCGTCTACAATAACTTCAGTTCAAACAAAACAAATGGGTCTGTCCAAAGAAAGCATCATCAACTGCCTTCACGAAGCTTACGGTGAGTCCGTAACTTCCGCTGAGATCAAGGCATTCTGTCAGATGAATGACTTCAACTACCAGACCATCACCAACAAACTGGTTGACTACAAAGTCGGTCGTGGCAAGTGGAATCTTGAAGTTACAAAGGAGACTGTAAAAGAACTTGAAGTGACTTACAATGGACCTGCAGCAATGCCTGCAGTAGAGCAAAACCTTATTCCTAAAAAAGATGATACCTTCGTCAAGTTTGGTAATTTCGCAGATATTAAAAAAATTGTTCAGTCCCGTATTTTCTACCCTACGTTTATCACGGGTCTTTCGGGCAACGGTAAAACGTTCAGTATTGAGCAAGCGTGTGCCCAACTCGGAAGGGAACTCATCCGAGTCAACATCACGGTAGAGACTGATGAGGATGACTTGATTGGTGGTTTCCGTTTGGTGAATGGAGAGACTGTATGGCACAACGGTCCTGTTGTTGAAGCAATGCAGCGTGGTGCTATTCTTCTCCTTGATGAGATTGACTTGGCATCTAACAAGATCCTGTGTCTGCAGTCTATCCTTGAGGGTAAGGGTGTTTTCCTCAAGAAGATTGGTAAGCATATTGTTCCTGCAGCAGGTTTCAATGTGTTTGCCACTGCCAACACCAAAGGTAAGGGTTCTGATGATGGACGCTTCATTGGCACCAATGTTCTGAATGAAGCATTCCTTGAGCGTTTCCCTGTCACCTTTGAGCAGGAGTATCCTTCTCCTGCTGTTGAGCAGAAGATCCTCAACAAACTTTGCTCTGATGATGACTTCTGCAAGCGTCTGGCAGACTGGGCAGACATCATCCGCAAGACCTTCTATGATGGTGGTATTGAGGAGATCATCAGCACCCGCCGCTTGGTTCACATCATCAAGGCATACAATATCTTTGGTGATAAAGCAAAGGCAATTAGTGTTTGCGTGAACCGTTTTGACGATGAAACCAAGCAAGCATTCTTGGAACTGTATGATAAGGTTGATGCTGACTTTGAACTGCCCACACTTGACGAGGATGCACTGAAAGAGTATTCTCCCATTGACCCAACCCAAGTTCTTTGATATAATGACTAATGCTTGGAGTTTTCTTTACGATGAATTGACTATGACAGACATGTATGAAGCTGGATCTGGAACTGGATTTACAATTGACTTTACTGACACGCCCATCACTATTAGTGGTGTAGAAAGTTCTGACACCATTCATTGCTATGGAGCAAATGACTTTTTGAATGGATCTTATTACCTTGGTGGTGGGCAAGATACTATTTCTTTTAGTAGTGGAACTGATACTATTTCCTTTGATCGTACAATGGACAACATCCCTGAAATTAACCTAAACCTTGATCAACTTACAAACAATGGGTTTTGGAAGTATGAAGAAGATAAAACAATGAAAGAGGTTCGTGACTACCTCTCTGGAACATACAAGTCACACTACACATCTCAAGACTCTAAAACTCAGACTCTTGATCTTATTGAAAGCATTGGTGATGGAGAACCTTTCTGTCGCTCTAATGCTATCAAATACCTTTCTCGCTTTGGTAAGAAAAACGGAAAGTCTAAGCAAGACATTCTGAAAGCGATTCACTACTGCATTCTTCTCTACCACTTCGCTGGTCTTCACAATGAAACTAAGGGCACCTATGAAACTTTCTGATAAAACTCTCTCTGTTCTGAAGAACTTCTCTTCTATTAACCAGTCTATTCTGTTCAAAGAGGGTAACAAACTTCGCACTATCAGTGTGATGAAGAACATTCTTGCAGAAGCTACTATTACTGAAGAGTTCTCTAAAGACTTTGGTATTTACGATCTCAACCAGTTCTTGAATGGAATGAGTCTGCATCAAAGTCCTGAACTTGACTTCGTTAATGATGGATATGTTGTTATCCGTGAAGGCAAGATGCGTTCTAAGTATTTCTTCGCAGACCCCAATGTTATCGTCACTCCTCCTGAAAAAGAAATCAATCTTCCTAGTGAGGATGTTTGCTTTGAACTGAGCACTGAGCAACTGGACAAACTGCTGAAAGCAGCAGCAGTGTATCAACTGCCTGATATCTCTGCAGTCGGTGAGAATGGTGTTGTGAAACTTGTTGTTCGCGACAAGAAGAACGATACTTCTAATGACTTTGCTATCGTTGTTGGTGAAACTTCTGCAGAGTTCTCATTCAACTTTAAGGTGGAGAATATTAAGGTTCTGCCTGGTACTTATGAAGTTGTAGTATCTCAGAAACTGCTTTCCCGTTTCACTTCTATGAATCATGACCTCACATACTACATCGCACTCGAACCCGACTCCACCTTCGGGTAAGAAGGATTATCAAGGTCCCCTCTATGCACCATGGTGGAAAGTTGAAGAGGGGAAACGTAAATTTCGTGAATGGTTGAAAAAACAACAGTGAAACACATCCTTTTTACCCTTCGGGGTTGTCCGTTTGAACTCCTTGATGACAAAGAGTTCATTCGGATGCTTTTGTATAGAGCAACAAAAGAATGTAAAGCGACTCTACTAAATCTGGCAGTACATAAGTTTGATCCGCAAGGGGTTACTAGTATTGCTATGCTTTCGGAAAGTCATATTTCCATTCATACTTGGCCTGAGAAAGGCATGGCAGTTTGCG